GTATTCTTAAAAACAGATTCTTCGAATCTATCACAGGTGAAAACTAGGTGTCAAGGTCATTGGCGGTTGATTATAAGCTATTATCTTTTAAATTCTTTAAAATGCTATATAAATGAGGGGGGTAAATGGCTATTTTTGAAAATATTAAATTCGATGAAATCCGTGAAAAAGCTAAAGGTCGTTGGTTCGGAATTATGCAGGCATTGGGCATACAGGTTGGAGACGGTGGCCATACTGGATGTCCCATATGCGGCCCAGGGCAAAATAAGCATAGATTTAGATTTTCTGAAAAAGAAGGCAACGGGGTATGGATATGCACGCAATGCCAAGGGGGTGATGGCTTTTCACTTGTTCAAAAAGTATTGGGCTGCGATATTAAGGAAGCTTTTGAAGCGGTTGCAAAGGTAATCGATGTGGCTCCATCTAACCCAATTACACAAGAGAAGAAAGCTGATCCTGAAGAGTTTAAAAAACTTCTTAAGGCATCATACAAGGTCAAAAAAGGTGATCCGGTCGGCAAGTATTTAAAAGAGCGGGGCTTAAGTGATATACCGAAAAATATTTTCTATTGCCCTGCCTGTTATGAATTCGAGACCCGGCAAGATCAAAATGCCATGCTTGCCATATTCCGGGCTCCTGATGGTGAGGCATTAACTCTCCATCGGACATTTATCAAAGATGGTAAAAAGTTAGACGTTAAAGCACCAAGGAAAACAATGTCTGTCTTGGACGGTAAAAAGATGACAGGCGGGGCGGTAAGGTTGTATGACGGTAAGCCGGAAGTTTTAGGAGTATGTGAGGGAATAGAGACCGCAATTGCAGTGCATGAGATGTACGGGGTTGTTATATGGCCCTGCCTGAATGCAAATTTACTTGAATCATGGGAGCCTCCAGACTGGTGTCATACAGTACGGATATACAGTGATAACGATTGGCACTATGTTGGCCAAAGTGCAGCTTATAATCTAGCAAAAAGATTATCAGGAGATAAGTATAAATTAAAAGTGTTGGTATTTGTACCGAAATGTAAGGATTTTTTGGAAGATCTTAACATGGGGTTAAAATGACAGACAACGAAATAAAAGAAAAACTTTACCTGTTATGGTCTGAACACCTGGTAAAAAACAGCGCCTTATCGATTGAGAGCTGGCTTACAGAGATCCAGAAGGCGAATAATTATAAAACAAACCGGGAAATAGGGCAGGTGATGATTAAGGCTGGTGTTGCCCGGCTGACAGTAGCAAAAATAATTAGAGGTGAAAAATGACCCGAAGAAAATATAGGCAGATCGGGGAACGAGGCTGGCAAGCGCTGGCTGACCGGTTTGAGAGCAGGGCCGGCATCGGATTACAGCTTGGAGTAAGCCAGTCTTTCGTTTCTTATGTTTTAAAATATTACAATGTTGAATGCCAGGATAACCCAACACCATACGACTGGATAGCTAAATATGAGGGGTTCGAAAATAAAAAAGAGATGTTTCAGTATTATTATCACACACTTAATGTACATCCGGCAACCCTGGGAAGTTATTTTGGATTGTATGTTGATAAAAATTACAGCATCAGCAGGGGCGCTATTCAGCAGACTATCCGGCGACTTGGGATAAAAATGAAACCGAAAGGCGGGTCCAGATATAAGCTCGCGGTAAAGACATTGCAGCACAAAGAAAAGATAAAAAAACTGGATTATGAGAATATGACGCTGAAACAAATTGAACAGCAAACGGGATTAACACATATGCAAGTTTATAACACATGCCGACGCTGTCAGTTAAAATACAAACCGGGGTATAACGTAAATATTAAGCCAAGATTACAAAACCTAGCCGCCCTGCAACGATCGGGGGGGGGTTGGTGAAAAGGGACGGGTAGGGCATAAAAACGCTCTAAGTTGATTATTTGGTTTTATATAAAGAACTAAGGAGATTTAAAAATGGAATTATTTATAAAAGTATATTTTGGGTTGTAAGATATGCAATCTGTATTTATAAAAGGCCGGTTTCCTGGATTAAATGAAATAATAGGGGCCGCTCGAACACATTGGGCAAAATCTGCAAAGGATAAAAAGACGCATACTGATCGGGTTGTATGGTCAGTGGGACATTTACATCCCGTCGAAAGTGCTGATTTTGTATTTACATGGTTTGAGATCGATAAACGCAGAAATAAGGATAATGTGTGTGGAGGAGGCCAAAAATATTGTTTTGATGGACTACAAAAGGCTGGTATAATTAAAAATGATGGCTGGCAACAGGTAAAATCAATAACTCACAAATTTGAAGTTGGTGAACCTGGGGTATTAATTGAAATTATGGAGGCGCAAGGCTGAAATAACCCTTGACAGGTGGGATAAAAAAGAGTAGACTATAAGTAATTGCTTACGATGGAAACTCTATTCAGAAAAAACCCCTTATCATCTCTGGTAAGGGGTTTTTTATTGCCATGGCGCAAAGCTGGCACCCTGGGGGTTAGATGATGAAGGTCTCTTCACCATGCCAGTTTTTGTTCTTCTCTGCCAAGTGCTTATTGATTTCTGTCAAGCGTTGGCCTGCTAATTTCAAATATTCTATTTTTTCAGCTAACTCTATGGCGGTGTAACATTTCAACTCAATGTCGCCCTTTGTAGTATTAGTTGAATAAAAGATATCATATTTCAAATAAAACGATGGAGATCCTTTCAGATATTCCGTCGGTAAATCCTTGGCTTGTAATGCTTCAAGCCTGGTTATTTTGTAAAATTGTATACCCTGAATAATCACTTTTTCTGTTGTAATTTTAATAGACATTTTTTTATCTCCTCTGTAAAATTGTTAATAATATATACTACTTATGATACTTAATTAATAGTTAGATTGATAGTTGGGCTATCTCTCTATCATAGCAAGATTTACAGATTCCATGACTGCCCTTAATTTCTGCATGCCCGAATTTAAAGCCGCACCAGGCACATATAAATTTATGCCCCTGATCGATTTTAAAATGCAGACTCACCCTTAATTCTTCTGTCCAGTCTTCAACAGTGTGCATCTCGCATCCGATGCGGATAGAAATTTTATTCGCTGAAGGGGAAATATTACAATAGTACCGGGAACATACCGTATTGATCTCGGCACCCTCTCTGATTATGGCACCCTTTCTGATCTCGGCACCCTTACTGATTATGGCACCCTCTCCGATCTCGGCATCCTCTCCGATCCAAAAAATTTCCCCTCTAAAAATCGCACCTGGATATTTTTTTTCAGCTTCTTTTTTTGTGTATTCCATGATTACCTCATTAAAAATATTATTGTTGTGATAAGAAAAATCCCGACTATGAATGCCAAAACATTTACTTCGGCTTGTAGTTTTTCATACATTTTTCACCTCCGACAATCTTTCTCTTAAAAGATCGACGATCAATTTCCTTAGCGGTTTTCCTGCCCGCCGAGCCATGATATGCCCGTCCCGCCACTCTTCATCCGTCATAACCAGGCGGATGGTATGTTCTTTCTGCACTTCTATTGTTTTCATGTTATACCTCCTCTGCTTTGTTGATTAATTCTTTTGCTGTCATGCCATGGACATAAAAGTCTGATGAATATGTTTTGATATTAACCTGACCTTTTAAAGTTTCTTCCCATGTTGCTTGTGAGTGGTTAAAAACTCTATCATCTCCATCTATGACGTGGACGCAATGATAACGGTGATAATAACAATCACATTTAGCCATTTTTCGTATCCTTCCAGGCCTTTTAAAGACATACCCAGGTCTGAGGTTAAGCGTTAAATATCGGTAATGTGTTTATAAATTCTTTTGCTTTATATAAATCATTCTCGCATCGGGTTAAAAATTCTTCGGTCCGATCATGGCTGGACGAGATATTTATCTGTCCATATGCCGTAAAACAAATACCACTGCCATTGCAGTCAATCCAGTCACCGCAACTCGTTTGATATTGTAATCTCATGATTTTCCTTTCTATCCTCCTGCCAGGGCAGGGTAGAGGTTAAAGCTATTTTAAGATTAAATTAACTCTACACTAATTCTTCCCATTTCATCATTATAATAAGATGCCCACTCGTGACCATAAGTGTCAGCATCTATAAGCTCAAATTGAGTATCCCATGCCACTATTGGGTTGTACCCAAAAAATGTACGATTACAGTAGTTTTCAAAAGCGTCTCTGGCATCCATCCCTTTTGACACTGCTAAATGTCCCTTATATTTAATCTGATATTTTCCCATTTTAATCTCCATCTGATAATAAAAAAAGGCGTATCGTCCCGGCAGAGCCGAGGCAGGGGGAGGTTAATAAAGATAAAAATCAAGAGCTTCACAAAGATAGTCACTGGCTTTTGTGTCATCCCGTGCGACATTAACTCCTATTTTATCCAATTTTCTTGCTGCTATTCTTACAATTTCAGACCTGTCAGTATTTGATGGATTTTCAAAACTATTAACTACTTCGGCTACTACGTCGTACACTTTTTCTTCCATTTTTGTTCTTTCCATTTTGTTCTCCGTTATTAAAGGTTAACGTCGCAATCTGATAATAAAAAAAGGCGTATCGTCCCGGCAGAGCCGAGGCAGGGGGAGGTTAATCTTCATAATCGTCAAAAAAATCTTCAGGAATAAATACATCCCATTCGCCAAGTCCAAAATCAAACATTTCAAGCCCTTCTTTTACTTTTTTGGAGCTGTCGCCTTCTCTGAAAAAACGTTCTTTTATAAAGCCTTTATGGCTCAACTCACATTGATATAACATGATTTTCTCCTTTTTAAAGGTTAACATCGCAATCTGATAATAAAAAAAGGCATACTACCTCAATTAGAGATAATATGCCTTAATATCCAATCCCACCTTCTGACACCTCATTAAAGAGGTAGTCGTGACGAGGACACAAGGATACAGTGCTTCCGTCCGGTCTGATCACACAACCGCAGGCCTGTGGGCGTACTTCTCCACAAGACCCACAAACATTAGTTCCAGACCGTCTCATTCCCTTTTCAACGGTCGTAAAAGCTCCACAATGGCACTTCCATGCTTTTTTACTCATGATCTTACCCTTTCCGGCCTATGGCCTGTTAGATTATTGATGTTATTTCGTATTTAAAGGTTAACGTCGCAATCTGATAATATATATAAGCAAACCACGTGCCACAAGTGTCATTTATGCTAATATATTTTGTATGTTGTTGATATAGTTAAATATAAATCGATAATAATAATTATTATTATAAAATTATGGCATGAAAAAACAGGAACAAAACGGGGTAAAATCATCTTGAGAATAACATAATCAATATAAAATCAAGTGTAAGTTATTGATAAGATTACGATTGAATCGGGAGTTCTTATATTTTAGTTGAAATAGGAACAAATAGTGCTTGTTTTATATTGACATAACAAACTATAAATGATAACGTACTATATATAAATAAAGTAAGTAATTGTAATCAAAGCAAAAACTCAGGCAGCAAGAAAAACTGAGGGATTAGCGTAAAATAGCTGAAAGGCTCAAGTTTGTCAAAATTAATTAAAAAAGCCAGACAAATTAAGCGATTAAAAAAAATCACATACAATGACAAAGAAGCATATCAGTATATAATTGATGTAGAAAATGAGCTGCATGATTATATTGCTGTCTACAGAGTTTTATTATTAGCGTGGCCGGATATATTTAGTTATTTTGCGCCGGAGAACGTGATTAAACAAAAAACATACGATAACTACACGATTTTAAACAAATCAAAACTTAAACAACAATATAAATCAGTATATGGATAAAGCAGTTATAAAATATTATAATATTGGGCCATATCCTGTATGGTTTGGATTTACAACGAGCGAAAAAGCTTTTAAACAAGAATTAAAAAGGCTAGGTATCAAAGAGCAAATTGATTTCGTACTCAGTGGGACTAATGCATCAACAAAAACGTTTGAAAAAAATAATGAACTCACTATCATAGTGACGTTAAAGTATAATGATAAAAATAAGATCGATCAAATATTAGGGTTGTGTGTGCACGAAGCGGTACATGTCTGGCGGCAGGTATTAGATCATATCCGGGAAAAAGAAAAGCCTTCATCCGAAATCGAGGCGTATCATATACAAAACATAGCTCAATTTATGATAAGTGAGATATTAAAACAGCGCAAAATTAAATGACAGTACATCATCAAGATAACTCGTATCTAACAACTCAACAATTAACGACTCACAGACATCAACTGAGTCATGATAAAAAACAGAAAAATCACATTATAGACCAACAAACTATATCAGATATCATGCCAGTGGGTTTAAAACGATTCATAATGCGTCTAAATAAAACTAATAAACTACAGAGAGATAATCATGCCAGCCCCTTATAATCTCACAGATAACCCTAACCCTTCCGGGAAACATCCAGGCGGTACTAATCCCATATTCAAAACTCCGCAAGATATGCAATCGGCAATTGATGATTATTTTCAGCGTGGCGTTAAAGTAAAACAAGTAATAGTAGGAAAAGGTGATAAAAAACAAGTAGTTGAAATACCTGTACCTACAATATCAGGGTTATGCTATTATATAGGATTCGATTCCCGAACCTCATTTTATGATTATGAAAAAAAACCTGAGTTCATGCACACTGTGAAAAAAGCCCGCTTATTTATTGAGTGTGAGTATGAGTCAATGCTACAAGGTAATAATGTTGTCGGCGCTATATTTGCGCTTAAAAACATGGGCTGGGTTGATAAGCAAGAGATCGATAGCACTGGCAAGATGCAAATAGTGGTCACTTATGAGGATAAAAAGGGTAATAGTGATGATCAGGGAGAGGGTTAATTGTCGATTATGGGTCATTTTGTGGGGTTGAAATTAGTGTAAGGCTAACTTTTTCTACCGGATATAATAGCTTATGACTAATATACAGGATAAATTAGATAAATTAGGATGGAAACAAAATAAATTTGCTGATCGAATTGGTGTCAATAAGGTCACGGTTTCAAATTGGTGTACCGGAAAAGATACGACTCCAATGATTGTAAACGTGTATATAGACCAATGTATTTTGTTAAAGAATTTATATGAAACAATCAAGCCAGAAAACAATAAAAGAAAAAACAGTAAATTTCGGAAGTAATATTTATGGAGTAAATATCTCTGAGGTATCTTGTTTTTTTAAGCTCAGAGAAGAAGTCACAATAAATATTATATCTGAATGGCAAAATGATAAAAATTTAAAAGTACTGCATCAACCTAATTTACAATCAGACGTATATTTATCAAAGGCTTTTTATCTTGAAATGATAGCCCAAGATAAATTTGCTAAAAGTTTTATTTATGATTTTGAGGTAATAAAAAAGAATCTTATTAATTTTGATAGAGAGTACACGAAAGATTATATTTATTTTCTATTCCAAGATTTAGAAATAGTATATATCGGCCAGACTACAAATTTTGCAGGTAGAATAAAACAACATCAAAAAGAAAAAGATTTTGATTCTGTAGCTATTCTAAGTATCTATAAGGGATATTTGGATATAGCTGAAATGATTAATATTCTTGAATATAATCCTAAGTTAAATGTTCAAAAATGGGGGCCTAGGTCGTATTTAAGGCATATATTAAGTATGTGTGATGGCTGTTATTGATGCAAGTAAAAGTCAGACTTCCGAGACCGCATGCCAAGCAAGAGAGCTTCATAAAAAGTCTGGCCCAGCGCATAATAATCCGAGCTGGGCGACGATTTGGGAAAACGGTTGGTATAGCGATATATGTAGTTGAGCAATACTTAGCAGGTAAAAGGATATTGTACGCCGCTCCAACAATCGAACAAGTATCGAGATTTTGGGCAACAGTAACAAGGGCGCTGGAAGAACCAATCAAGGCTGGGGTATTTCGGAAGAATGAATCGGAGCATTTTATTGAAGTCCCGGGAACTGAACAAAGGATAAAAGCGAAAACAGCTTGGAATGCAGATAGTTTACGTGGTGACTATGCTGACATATTGATTTTGGACGAATGGCAGTTAGTTAACGAGGACGCCTGGGAACTAGTAGGCGCTCCAATGATGCTAGACACTAATGGCAAGGCAGTATTTATATATACGCCTCCATCGCTCAAAAGCCGATCAGTAAGTAAGGCAAATGACCCACAGCATGCCGCAAAGATGTTTAAGAAATATAAGGAGTTACAAGATAGCGGTAATACTAGATATGCAGCGTTTCATTTTACAAGCAAGGATAACCCACATTTAAGTCAAGATGCGTTAAATGAGATATCTGGCGATATGACATCTCTTGGATACCGGATGGAGATCCTGGCAGAGGATGTTGACGAAGCACCTGGTGCATTATGGACAAGGGCAACAATTGAAAAGAATAGGATAGTAATATCACCCGGTTACAGTCGTGTTGTTGTTGGTCTTGATCCTTCTGTTAGTAGCACGGGAGATGAGGCGGGTATAGTCACATGTGGTAAGTCTCTGTCAGATGGTTATGTTATAGCGGATGATTCGATCCAGGGCAGTCCACTTGTATGGGCGAAGGCTGCTGTTATGGCATACCATAAGTATGACGCTGATTGTATAGTGGCGGAAAAGAATCAGGGCGGGGAAATGGTTGAATTAACTATTAAACAGGTTGATAAGACCATTCCTGTTAAATTGGTACATGCTTCAAGAGGAAAACAGGCAAGGGCAGAGCCAATAAGTGCAAAATATGAAGCAGGTCAGGTTCATCATGTAGGTAGCTTCCCGGCGCTGGAAGACGAAATGGCGTTATGGATGCCCGGGGATGATAGTCCGAATAGACTAGATGCTATGGTGTGGGGTATGACAGAGTTAGGTTTACCGACAGTGTTTAACGATATAGACATATCGAGGATAACAGGATAATGCCAAAAAATTTTAATAAATGTATAGCAACAAAAGGGTTGAAGAAAATAACGAAACCTTTGCCGAGCAATAAATATATTGGAAAAGAAAAGGAATTACCCAATAGTGGGTTATTAAGTAAACGATAAAAGGAGATAGTCAAGATGAAGAACTACGAGGGAAAGGTTATACAGTTTACAGGTGGTTTAAGAACATACATAGGACGGATGGACAGTTTACCACATCCAAACGGGGAGAACTGGTACAGGATAAAAGATCCGTGTACACTTGACGTTGTACCTGACGGCAAGGGTAAAAGTCAAATAATGATATCCCGGATATGGGGTATAGATCATTTATACAAGCACTATGTTGATGTCCGTGTCCCGGATGATTCTATTATGGAGATAGTGGAACTGGAAGAGGACGGGGGATTCTTTAAGGCGTACAAGAAGGAATTAGACAAGGCCAGCGTTAAGAATATCATTATCCCTTCGACTGCGGATGTTATTAATATAAACCATGTTCCACAATGAGATTACCTACTCACCAGAAAGTTGATGGGCATAGAAAGACGGTTTGGCTGTACTTCGAGGATGAAAGACCAAGGGAAAGTGTGGTCAGGGGCGGGATATGCTGGCCCATGCGGTATAAGACTGACAGGGGATATGATGTCAAGGGTTACGCAGTTGTAGGCGGTAAAGACCTGGTTACTGGCAAGATTTACATATACTCTGAGACTTCTTTTGTTACGGTTAATGACATATTGGCAGGGGAAGGTGATCCGAATTTCCCGGTTAATGCAGTAAAATATAAAGGGATAAATGTCTGGTTTAATGAGGTATTTACAAAGTATTGCTGTACTAAGTATTATTTTAATCAACCGGAAGAGTTATCAATACGGTTCAGATTGGAGATCAGCAGGGCTTTTATGATCCAGCCGAAGCCTAAATTTGTTGAATGCCCATTGTATAATGAAGATGATATAATGTCAGTAGTATGGCATAGCATTAAATCTGAGAATATACAGGTAGATAAAGGGTCTGAGATAATAAAGGCGCTTGAGGTAATGAAGGATAGCGATAAGGATATGGTTCCGGCTGTGTATGCTTTAGGGATGTGTTTGTTAGGATTTGAACGATTCCCATGGAGAAAGCCTTTTGAGAATCCGATACAGGAAATAATAATACCTTCAGGCATATAGGAATATAATGGTACTAATTAAATCATCATCAAAGATAACTGACTTATCCAATTTTTTAAGGATGGAATTATTTGATAATTGGGTAACAGACCGGAAACCGCTGGAAATCAAATGGCAAGAGAATGAAGACGCTTTTGACGGTATTTCTAACGGGACATGGAAAGCAGAGGAAGGGGAAGACTGGCGGTCAAATACGTTTATAATGGCAACGAAAATAAAGGTATTGACTGCTTATAGCATGGTAATTGATATTGCACTTGAAGGGGGCCGGTTGCCGTTTAATCTGGATCTTTCTCCCTGGGATGATATCAATCTTGAGGATATGCCACAGGAACAGCAGGACATTACAAATGACGCTTTAGGGGACATGAATGGGCTTATTCACCAGCAGATAATTGATTGTAGCGGTATCTATGAGACCATGAAATGTATCATGGGTGCTGCGAAGCTGGGCGAAACCTACTGGATGTCTTTTGTCCATGATGTGAAGAGGAAGGGATTTAAGGCTGTTAATTTAGCGGAGCAGGGCGGTGTTTTGAATCCTGGTATGGCTCAGAAGTATCAGGGATGGGAATATTTTGAGCAGATTATTAAATCACCGGGGTTCAGATATGTGTCCGCATGGGATACGTTCAGGGATCTTGAGACTGATGACCTACAGGAAAGTCGGGGATATTGTCATAGAGTGCCGGTATCCGCATATGATTTAAGACAGATACTCAAGAATGATCTAAAAGGAACCGGATATATACCACAGAACATAGAAGATGCTATAGAGTCATATTCTTATTCTGATACACCAGAGAGTAAAAAGAATGAAGAAAAACCGGGATTAAGGCGGCTTAATAATCGTTATAACAATATGGAACGATTGAACTTTTTTTGCCGTGTCCCACGAGAAACATTGACCCAATTCCAATATGATACAACCGGAGAGGCATTGCCTGATAACTATGAAGGTGAAGAGGTTATAGGCGATGAGGTTGAGGTTATGGCCTCCCTTGTCGGTGATTCAGTAATTAGATGTGTGCCAATTGAAACAGGAAGTAGACAGCATGGCCGGATAGTATGGGAGATGAAGCTCGACGGCATAGAGGGTATTGGTGTTGCTGACAATATGAAGTCAGTACAGTTGCCACTCAATGGTGTGTTTAGATCATTTGAAGACAATAAGAAGCTATCTGCTAATGTTATGGGAGCTGGAAAACCGGATAAGATTGAGAATTGGGACGGGAAGTTTAAGCCCGGTGGATTTATTACCTTAACGGATGAAACAAAGTCAGTTAATGAGGCGTGGCAGCAAATAGTTATTCAGGATGTAGGAGAATCTCTTCTTTCTGCAATAGCAGTTCTTGAACGGTATGCCGATGAGATATCAATGCTGCCTAAGATTCTTCAGGGTGCGGTACTTGACAAACAGAAACCGGACACATTGGGTGAACTAAATATGCTTCAATCCAATGCCGGGAAGTATATCGGTTCTGTGTTTAAGAATTTTGATAACCAAATGTTTGAACCGATAACCTGGCGATTCTATCATTATAACATGATGGATCAGACTTTGAATAAGGGTAAAGGTAATTACATAGCTGCACCAAAAGGTTACGAGATGTTCCGGGAAAAGGTAATAAGACTTTCCAAGATATTACAGGCCATACAGTTGCTTACTGTAAATCAGGCGGTTGCTGGGGATGTAAAGTTTAAGAGTCTGTATAATCAGGTGCTTGATTCACTTGAGGTTGATCCTGATACAGTATGGAAAACACCTGATGAGAAGCAGAAAGACTTTGAATTATCTCAGAAAATGGAGCAGATGCAACTTGAAAAAGCCGTACAGATGATGGGTATCAAGATGTCTGCTGAATTAAAGGCTGAGATAGCAAAGATAGAAGCCCAGCATCAGGCTAAATTGGCAGAGATGGAAAAGTCCCATAGGGATAAAATGGCAGAGCAGGAAGCTCAAGCGCGGGATAAAATTATAGATAAAAGGATACCTGCTGTATAATAATTAGGCAACATACAAAAGCAAAAGAGAATTTTTACTGGTGAATGCGTAGATTGATACGTTATATAAACGGTGATTTCTAAAGAGGCCATAGTAGTAAAACCGTCCGACAGTAGTGGCAATGCCACCTCGAAATCAAGCCGGAGATCAATACTGGCCACCAGCACCCAAAGTAAGGGGAATAACAATGGATCTTAAAAAATATCTTATAACAAACGAATATTTCACATATATGAGTCAGGCTGAGTCATTAGGGCCAGCTAATATGTGGATTGAAATATTAAAGATCAGAAGGGAAGAGTTAAGAAAACGGAATGAAGAATCACCCAGGGAATGCCCTGAAGATATAACCGAGGATTTTCGATATATAGCTGGTATGATATCGATGTGTAATTTTTTATTAAGTCTTCCAGAGAGAAGCAGAACCGAAATTAAGAAAGTAGAAGGAGAATAAACATGGCTGGCATATGGAATATGGGATTACATACAGTAAATGCGTTATGGAAAATGATAAATAAAACCGAGTATAAATCTGGTTCAGAACTGGAAATGCAGTCAGGTTCAGTTCTTGATATCCAGTCGGGAACGACCGTTTCTAACGCAGGTACAGGGACGCATAGTGGCGCCAATACATTCACAGGAGCCGTTACCACTACAAGCACGGTTACAAATGATGTTTTACAGGCTGCTACGCATGGGGCCGGTGTGATAGGTACAGGGGTTGCACCAAAAACATACATAAGAACTGTAAACAGTGAGATAGTCACCACTATAAAAGTCGATCTACAAGGTCTTGCCAGTGTTGCCACAGCAAACGATGTTATAGGGTTATCTGCTGGTGGCAATGCGTATCTATTGCAATACGTGGTAGCAACGCATGGGGTTATCTACAAAATGGAACTCATATGTCTTGAAACCCCTGCTGGTGGTGATAATGACGTTAATGTGGTAATGAATTCAAGTGGTACGTTGGCATATGACGGCGCAGGTGGTACGACATACGGTGTGAATGGCGGAGATGCCGTTGCTGGACAGACTGTTCAAAACCTGGTACAAGGACTTACCACAACGCACTATGTATATCTTACAGCAGGCACGGGTGATACGGCAGCAGCATATACAGCAGGTATGTTTTTGATCAAATTGTATGGTCATGCTGTACTTGCATAGTGAGTAAAAGTTGATTTAGATTGTAATAATTTGACTAAAGTTGATTAAATAAGGAGAATAAGACATGCCAGACGTTGATATAAACGAAGAGCAAGACGAAGTAAAAGACAAGGACGCTTTAGACGCTTTTAATGAGGATGAAAACTCTGAGGAAAAAGAGGATAAGAAATCCTTAGAAAAGGAATCTGACGGGAAAAAAGAAGGTGATGAAGAAAAGAAACAGGAAGAAGAGAAGAATAAAAAGCCTGTTTCTGCTAAAGAAAAAGCTGACAATCGCCTGAAAGACCTGGAAGAGAAAAGCGAAAAAAAAGAAGATAAGGAAGATGAAAAGAAAGAGGTTAAAGACGAGAAGAAGGTAGATACTGAAGAGAAAAAAGAACTGCATAAGGCCTTTACGAAAGAGGATATTGCACGGCGTATAAGCCTGATATCGAAAGATGATCTTCCTGAAAATATCATTATTGGGGATAATGAAATAAACCTGCGTGAGTTCGCAGAGGATGAGCCTGAGAATTATAATGCTATAAAGATTATCAGTAGTGCAATCGCCGAAAAGATTGTCAATGAAACTGTCAATGAATTACAGAATCAGTTACAGAAGAATATGAACTTTGTAACACCTGATAAGTTTGAAGAGACGATTATGAAGGTCGGGGGATCTGTGCAACAGATTTCTTTTGATCTAAATATAGCTCAGGCCACAACAGAAGACGGTGAGATAAAATATCCTACCTATTTTAGAGACCGTCAGGAAATTAAAAAATGGGCAGAGGAAAAGGGCAAAGAAAACCCAAAGGCAATAAAGCTTTTGGGATCATGGAACCCCGACGATGCCATGACAGCCCTTGACTGGTATTATGAAGAAAAGGCAGGTAAGTCCGCACAGAAACACAAGGATGAAAAAAAGAAGGAAAAGGACAAGTACGATGCCTTAAATAGTGATACCAGTGGAAAACATAATATGATCCGGGATAAAAAAGAAGGTACTCGAAACCCCAAACAGGAAGCTAAAGCAGCTTTTGATGAGGATTAAAGTGGAAACTGGATCAGACCATAAAACCCCATTGATGAAAAGTCTCGGTGTTTCTCTTAATGAGTTCAGATTTTTAGATGAAAAGAAACGCCGGGCAATTATTAAAAAGTGCTTTGATAATGGTGAGATTCGCTGTTTTTTTTGTGGTAGGATATTGTTTACCGGGTTGCTTGGTAATCAATCAAACATAGAAGCGAAATGTCACTATCCAAGGTGCAAAAAGATTAATCATATTTATATAACCAATTAACTAACCCCGCCAGAAAAGACCGCAGTTCATAGAAACTCTGATTCTTCAAGGGAAAACCTAAAGAAAAAGGAGTTTAACTATGCCTATTCCTGAGAATGCAAACACTTATGATTCACTAAGTCCTAGAACCAGAGGAAAAGCTGTAAAAAAGCTTCTGGAACGTGGTCAACATATGATGGTGACCGAACGTTTTGGGATGATAGATCCACAACCTAAAAATTCAACTGATACAAGAAAATATAGAAGGTATCATTCTTTGCCAAGGGCATCGGCGCCTCTGGCAGATGGTATCAGTGTAAAGGGCCGAAAGCTCTCATTTACGGATGTCTCTATGACACTCCAGTATTATGGCGATGCTGTAATCGAAACAAGAAAAGTCAAAGATACCCATGAAGACCCAGTTCTTAACGAGATAACCAAAATACTTGGAGAGCAGGCTGGCGAGACAATTGAAGAACTGCGTATTAACTACATGAAGGCCGGTTCTAACGTCTTTTATGCCAATGGTGCAGCTACAAGGGCCGCTACAAATAGTCCACCTCTTGCCGGTGACTTTAAGAAGATTTACAGGTCTTTAAAGGCTAATAAAGCCAAGGAAATCAGTGAGATTATTTCCGCCTCTGCAAAGATAAGTACAGAGCCTGTTGAATCTGCTTATTTTGTAATGGGCAGTACATATCTTGATGCTGATATCAGGAAGATGACTGGATTTATTCCAAGCACCCATTATGCTGATTCTTCAAAAAGACTTCCCGGAGAAATAGGAAAGGTCGATCAGTTCAGGTTTGTTCTAACTTCGATGTTTGATCCCTGGGAAGCTGGTGGAACTGATAATAGCGGTTCTACATACCTGACAAACCTTACTGCGGGAACCGGATATCCTGACATATTCCCTATGATCGTTGTTGCTCAAGACGCTTATGCTATTGTGCCTCTTCAGGGATTTGAATCAATCGAGCTTACAGTGGTAAATCCAGGTACACCGACCAAAGATGATATGCACGGCCAGATTGGTTTTGCTTCATGGCTGACATCTCAGACGGGTGGGATTCTTAATCAAGCATGGCTCGTGCGATACGAATGTTGTGCAACGAGTTCACCGACATAATAGCAGGGAATAATTAACGGGCCTCTTATAAGGGGCCTTTACTATTAACAAAATTTAAAAGGAGATTTCAAATATGGAACATATAGCAGGAACTTTCAACGGAACCGGCGCAGGTGTTTATCTTTGCTTCGGGTTCGTGCCGGATTGGGTGAAAATCCAAAACTACGAGACATCCAATGATTACATGATTGAATGGAATCGTAATATGCACAGGTCAGGTGAGTTTGTTGAGGGTATGCAGATTCATACCGGAACAACTTACCGCCAGATTACTGCACTGACAAAGGGTGCTGGTATTCTGCCATACAAAGGTGGAGTGGTGCTTAATGCCACAACAGCAGGTACAACTACATATGCAGAAGGTGTATATCTGAAGCCGGATACTAAAGACTACAGGTATATAACTGCGGATTCTCCGCATGGCGTTGGTGATGCAGTAGCAAATACCATAAATAGCTGGACATTGGGTAGTGCCGCAAACTACACAGGCAATTTTAATGCTGATGTAACAGGAACTTACATAGGCGAAGGATCAAAGATTATGATTAATGGTATCACCTATTATATCGTTGCTCTTACAGCCGGGCAGGGTATATCAGCAAATGAGGTAACATTGTCCCAACCTGCTCCTACGGGAGATATCCAATCTATAGGTGGTATGTATGACATGGCCCCTATGGTTTCAGGAGAGACAACTCTTGCAGGTATTTACATTGCAAATACGACTGTCAATGTGAATAACGCCCTTATCGGGTTTGAAGCAGGAACCTGGAAATAACTATTAACAAGGCTCCTCATTTTTGGGGAGCCGTTTATTAAAGAGGATATGAAATGACAGAGGTTAAAATAGACCCGGATCTTATTTTATCAGAAAGAGGAACCCCTTTTAAAAGTGAAGCTTTCGCCCGAAATGCGATTGAAAAAAAAGGATTAGATCAAAATAAACATAGAGTTGTACCTTATAAAGATGAAGAAAGCGGTGATTCAGGTTTTGCTATTCAAAGAAGACCTGAGAACGAAAAAGAAGAAAAATACTATTGGGTACAATTCAATGAACGCCAGAATGAATCAGAAGAAAAAGACGTTATTCTTGGCGTAAATGGAGAATTCCTTGTTATTGAACGTGGCAAAAAGGTAATAATTCCTGAAAGATATAAAGAATGCGCTGACCATACTGTAAGACAGGTTTTCACACAAAGACCGAATGAACCGAGGAAGAATGTTGGAACTGTGCAACTTTATCCTTACGCTTCATTTGGAGAAGCTACAAAACAAGAATACCTGAAAATGAAAAACGAAGGCAACCGATTAACAAGAGAATACCAAAGTAAAATGGAGCAAATATAAATGGCGGCCCCAGCAGTCCCTAGTTCCACCACAATTTGTACCGAGGCGTTAAAACGCTGCGGTTATACTTCCCCATCTGCTGCTCAATTAACCCGTGCGGCAGACTGGCTTGAAGAGATAAAACTTGATATCTGGCTTTTAGGTAAAAGACTCAAGCCACTTATGGAAGAGTCTGTCCAGATATTAACAGGTGGAATAGCAAGATATGACTTCCCTGCTACATGTTCGAGTATCCTGGATGCTAAACTCCTTATAGGTGATGAGGCTTTAGATGTTACCGGGGCTGCTGCTGCTTCAGTTACATTAGATACATCGGATGAAACAGGGGATGAAGATGATATTGAGGGACATGAAATACTTATATTGACTGGAACTGGGGCCGGATCAATGGCAAGGTGTTATTCTTATAATACTACAACCTTTGTTGCTTCGGTATCCCCGGCATGGACAGCAACAGTCGGCGGGGTTGCACCTATTGCAACTGATACCTATATAATTGTAAGAGATTATAAGCCACTTAAAATCCAAAACGTAACCTATTTTGATGAGATGTCATATATTGAACGAGGTCCATCAGAATACATGCATCCAGTTGGAGATGATAATCATTATGGGTATTATTATATAAATCCAATTCCGGATGACGACTATTATTATGGGCTTTATTTCAGGTATTTCATTAATCTTCTTACCCTTGACCTAGCATCTGCCCGGATAACTACATTATATCAAAGATGGCGCAATCTCTGGATAGAGGGCATTAAATACAGACAATGGCAAGAAGATGAGGACTCACGCTGGCAAAATGCGCAACAAATGTATTTAGCAATGGTAAAAGATACTGTAAAATTAGAAACTTATGGTAGAAATATAACAAATTACATTAATCAGGTGACTGCGTGAGTTATCTTGGCACTACATATACCTTGCCGTGTAATCTTGGCGGATTTAACGGAAATAGAAATAAGTCTCTAATCCCTCCGATAGACATGATAGATGGAACCCGGAATCTCAACTTACATGAAGGAGTAAGAAGAAAACGGGGTGGAACAGGTCATATCAATGTATCAGCTATTGATAGTGGTTCACGTATTTATGGGATGTTTGATTATTTAAAACCTGCCGGAATGCAGTATATAGTTTTTGCCACTTCAGGAAAAATTTACAAAAATGCAACGGAAACCATAAAAACTGGCTGGACAGCTTCAAAACATGTATGGTTTTCACAGTTTGCCGGTGAATTGTATGCCTGCAATGGATCAGACCTTCCTGGAAAATGGGATGGTACGACATGGACTGATTTAAGCGCAGTACCAACTGACTGGACTACCAGTAAGCCTAAATACATGATTACACATGGCCGGGGAAATTCATTAAGGAATTGGGCGTTCGGATGTGCTTCAACACCTTATACGCTTTATGTTTCGCCGAATAATGATGGAGATGATTTCTCAAACACGAATGTAACTACTTTAAAAATCGATACTGGGGATGGGTATGGATTAGTTGGTGGCACTGTTTATACAGATCAGTTAATAATGTTTGGGCGCAAACAATCTTATATCGTTGATGATGCCGATACCGATACTACAAATTGGGGGTATACTCAATCAAACTGGCAGGGAGGGGTGGCGCATCAAAGACTTATTATCCCAACGCCCAATGATATCATATGCGTTGATGAAAATATGGAAATCTACTCAGTTATTGCGGCTCAATCCTATGGAGATTATCAGGCCGCCAGTATTGCCAGACCTTCGTTTATTCACAACTGGATAGAGGATAACGTTAGAAAGTCTTACATTGCCAACTTTCATGGAGTGTACGACCGGAAATTAAGGGCTATAAAGATTTTTGTAGTAAGAACCGGCCAGACAACTATTGATACGGCTTTGGTGTATTTTATTGACCGAGGGCCTCAGAATGGTTGGATGATACATGATAATCTGGTTAATGCTTCAGGTTATAGTGCTTCATGTTCTGCTGAAATATATGTCGGGGCCGGAGATTATCAGATTTATACAGGGGATTATTCCGGATACATATGGAACCTGGAAACAACTGCAAGATATGACAATGCACTGGCCTTCAATTCGGGATTTAAAACAACAGACACAGATTTTGGCAATCCAAAGTATAAAAAAAGATTTAAACGAGGATGGATAATCTGTGATCCCCAGGGAACTGAAACTATAAATGTCGCAGTTTATATTGATGGAACACAGATAGACGCTCCAAGCGGGGCTTATGCAGCAGGTACAACGTATGCACTTGGGGCTATCGTAACATACGGAGCGAAGATTTACGAAAGCCTTGCTGCCTCAAATACCGGACATACTCCAAGTTCTTCTCCTACATGGTGGAAACAACACAGATTTAGTTTAACAGTTACAAGTGGAACAAAAGAATACGCTTTTGATATAGGTGCGATTGGATACAGAATAAAAACGGATGTCTACAATAATACAGTCAGTGAGGATATGGTAATTGAACAGGAACTTATTGATTATATGCCGTTGGGATCAAAACCGGCTTAAAGGTATTAAATGAAGCTTACTGCGAAATATAACCAGAACAGCAATACTATAACTTTATACTTTCCTGAAGAGTTTGACGCTTCTGTGGTTATTGGTGATGGCACAATAACAGCCACTCAAATAGCAAATAACGCTATTACTACCGATAAAATTCTTGCTGATGCTGTAACACAATTAAAAATAGCGGCAGGAGCGATATCTGACACGGAGTTAGCTGCCCTTGCTGTTACCGCAGCCAAGATAGCACTTGGAGTCATAACTTTTGAACATATTACGACAGATCCTACCAAAACAATTATAACAGATAATTTACGTGATGCCCTTGTAACCACTGCCAAGATAAACGCTCTGGCTGTTGATAACACGAAACTTGCTGAACTCACAATAGAGGCCGGGAAGCTCAAACTTGGGGCGCCTTTTCTGACAGGAGATGTCTGGACTTCCAACGATCCTAGTGCCGGATATATAGCATGGGATGCTCATAATTTTGTTTATAGTGGTGTTTCATATGCTATCTTAGCGGGAAATACTAATAAAAAGTATGTATACTTCGATGGAACAACAACCTATGCTACGTCTGACACGAATCCAACTTTAACAAATTCGCAATTTCTTATAGCTACAAATAATGCTGGTGCGCCGGATCTTGCTTGGATGGGAGTATGTCGAATTCCAACGGCTGCAATAGGCACGGCTGCGATAGCGGATTTAGCCGTTGCGACTGCAAAGATAGCTGACCTTGCAGTAATCGAGGCTAAAATAGGGAATTTAGCAGTAGGCACAGGAAAAATAGCCGAACTTGCCGTAACAAATGCCAAGATAGCCAGCCTTGACGCTGGCAAAATAGCGACAGGGTATTTGGCTGCCGCAAGGATAGCTGCCGGTACAATAAACGCCGGGCATATTAATTTAACCGAATTTATACAGTTACCCTCCGATGAAAACCTGGTTGGCTACTGGTCATTTGATGATGGGTCGGGAGCAGTTGCGGTTGATAATAGCGGGAATGGGAATACGGGGATACTTGTAAATGCGCCTGCATGGGTACTTGGTATATCGGGTAAAGGGTTAGAGTTTAATGGAACCGATAAATATGTTTCAATACTTTTTAATAAGACATTTACTGCGTATACCTATTCATTTTGGCAAGATAAAAACGTTGGCAAAATGGCTTTCGGAACGGCTGATGATAGTTGGTATAAATATGGTGAAAGTTCATGGCGAGAGCCCAATGGTGAGTGGTATCATAGTATAACAAGCTGGCCTGATAGATATTTTTTTACTGTCACATGGGATGGCACAACACTAAAAATATATATTAATGGTGAGTTAGAAGCTGAAACAGCGTGGAGTTATGCAAGCGCAACATTAAATACTAATATTCTAATTGGGAAAATGGGAGGTGGTTATTACTATACAGGATTATTCGATGAATTTAGAATATACGACATAGCCTTAACCGCCTCCGAAATAAAAGCTCTTTATCTTTACCCTTCCGGGAACCAGAGTGCAGCCCTAAACCTTGATAGCATGGTTAATGGGGTATATGGAAAGGTGCTGTCAACTGATATAAGTGCAGGTCATATAGTCCTATCAAATTCTATAGGTGCTGAAAATTACACCGAATTTGAACTAGTCAACCACGCCAATGTTACGATAACAGGCAATAAAGTAACAAAGACAAGTGGGGGAGAAGATTGGAACGCCTCAGCGTATAGCCGGGAAGCAACATATGGGGGGGTATACTGCTCAGCAAAGGCAGGACAGATAAATTCTCCTATAATGTTTGGATTAAATACTGACCCTACAACTAACACTAGTTATACCTCACTAGATGCTGCTTGGTATTGTGTAAGTGATGGCTTATTACAGATTTACGAAAATAATGCGTATATTGGCTCTTACGGTGCATATACAACCGATACAGTACTGTCTATAGTCTACGACGGAGCAAATTTTAAATATCTCAAAGATGGAATATTACAGAGAACAGTAGCTGGAGCACCTAATCTAAAGTTATATTTTGACACATCATTTCACAGTGTTGGCGGTGTACTACAAAATATCCGGTTTGGGCAGCTTACTGGATCATATACGATGGATGATATTCCAAATGGTTCGAGTTGGGGCAGAATAGCTTTAACAGATATAAGTTCAGGGCATATATTACTTGCTACGGCTGTTGAGGATGCCACCTATAAATTATACACATCTACTGAACAATCAAAACTGACAGGTATTGCAGCCGGTGCTACAGTAGGAGCAACATGGGGAACAAATCTTGGGAGTATCCCCTCAGATATTTTTTACAAGAATACAAATACCCTCGATAACATAACAAATGGGGCAACATATGGGCGGATAAATATTGCGGTATTGGATTCCGGTTATCTGGCTTTAATGAGACGAGCGGCAGGAACTGACCAGCAGGTAATTGTAACAGCATCAGGAGTTGAAGCCTACGCCAATGCTATAAAATGGTTTGAGCTGGCTGCCGGAGCTGCTTACCTTGGAGACCAGGCAAATGAGCATATAAAACTCAGCTCCACAGGTCTTGAGATAAAGGATAATACAACGGTTCTTGCAACTTATGGGGCAACAACGACAATAGGACAGGTAGCGGCCAGTAAAGGTAATTTATATATAAATACGGATGGAGATATCGAAGGACGCATAAATACTACTGTACGATGGCATATAGATTCTGATGGTTCGGGATGGTTAGGAAATGCCTCTAATTTTTATTGGGATACGGATGGAACTCCTCATTTTGATATAGCAGGATTAGTTGGCGTTGCAGAAGGGGATGGGTTGTTACAATCGGCAGATACTGAGAGATATAATTTTACTCCATATACAACATATCAGAAATTTAAAACTATAAAAGTTGGGGTAGGTGGAACATATAGAATCAAGTTTGATATCAAAACATATAGTGCTGGAATAACTGCATATGGGAAGATTATGAGAAATGCCTCTATTGATGTAGGTTCTGAACAATCTAATGTCGGAACAACCTACGCTACTAAATCTCAGGATATATCTGGGTGGTCGGTTGGGGACACAATTGATTTCTATATTAAATCAGGCACTGCTGGTGAGGTGTCTTATATAAGAAATTGTAGAATATATGTTGCGAACTCGGTTGAAACTCTTGTTGTGTTAAACTAATTACATTTTAATAAATAAAATATTGGTGTCTTTATTATATTTAGTAAGTTCGTTTAATTGTGCGTCATAGAAGTATAACTCTAAATCTGTTGTGATAAAAAAGTTTAGAGAATGTTTAACCTTTTTTTGGATAATAACTTCACCGAATGCAATTGGATATTTCTGGTTTTCTTTATATTGGCGTTCTCTTATCCAAGCATGAAGAATGAGAGCAAAATCATCACAGTCAAAGATGTTTGAGAAAAAATCTTTTTGGTGTATGTAACTTTGGCTTCGGACTTCAAGTAATAATTTCATTTCATGTTTATTGACCAAAAGATATTTTTCATCATTGATGAGTCTGAATTTGCATTGTTTTTCTTTTAACATTGTGTTGACAATATCAGAGGTAATGGTTTCTTGACCTGATACCTGAAAAGAAAAAAGAAGTATTAAAATTGTGATTATAGTTTTCATTGGTTATTCTCCTTGTAATTAATTAACCTTGGTGGATGATAAGATATTCTTAGATATTGGTCGATTGCCCTGCGGACTATTTCAGAATAAGTTCGTTCGGTTTGTTCCATTGCTTTATGGATATTTTCATCTTGTCGATCTGAAAAAATTATTAATTTTTTAATCATGATAATCTCCTGTATGTGTAGTGTATATGTATAATATATATTAATAAACAATTAAAGTCAAGAGGGAAAAATGAACCAAGCACAAATAAATTTACAAGATATAGCCAGAGAACAAGTTTTATCACAAATAATTTCAGAAAGAGATCAGATGATAATGGCTTTAGTTCAATCAAACGGGGAATTGCAACAGAAAATTAAGGAACTTGAAACTGAAATTAAGAAATCAAAAGATGGAACATTGGCAAATACTGAAAATAACTAATGAATATGCTCATATCAGCAGTCCATCATTGATATTAAATGATAGAAAAGTATTTGAAAACTTTAAGGAAAAAAAAGAATTAAGACAGGGTTTAAAAGACCTTGAAGAGCATTTAAAGAATCTTGGCATAAAAAAATGGGTATCATGGACGCTTACTTCCAGACCCCATATTATGAGACTTTTTTCTAAAATTGGTGCAAAACCTTATAATATTCAGACAGACAAAGATTCTGCAAAAGATATGATTTGGTTTAAAAAGGAGATATAAAATGTGCGGTGGAAATGACGTAGAAATACCTGAGCCTACTGATGAAGAAAAAGAATTGATTGAGACTCAAACTCAAGCTCTTCAAAAACAACAGGATCTTAATGATATGATGCTTCCTATTTTGCTTGAAGATTCAGGATATATTCTTTCACCAAATAAAGAATATACCGATATACAAAATAAGATAGATTCGTATAAAAAACAACCTAATCAGGGAGCTGTATCATCAACGATAGAAAAACTTCAATCTCAGTTAGAAGGAATGAACGAATATTCTATTGAGCGAGATCCTAATTACCAATCCATGAAGGATATGGAAATAGAGATGTCAAAGAAGGCTATGGAATTGAATCAAAAGATTCTTGATGGCCAACTTTCCATGCAGGATGCACAACAAGAATATCAGACAAAACAACTTGACCTTGCTCAACAGTCTATGGATGCTCTTTCTGCCTATCTTAATAAAGATCCAACCGAACTTGAAAAAAAGCTTGGAGATATTCAGATGCTTCAAGCCAATAGACTTGAATCAGCATTGAAAGGCGAATTACCTGTATCTGAGGCCACTACTCAGACTTACGACAAGCAGAAGAAAGAAATGCAGGACGCTATGTCTCAAAAGCTTGGATCGGGATGGGAAGAAACTACACCCGGTATTCAGGCAATGAATGAGTTTGAAAAGAACTGGAATGTAGTAAAAGACCAGGAACGAAGAGGAGAAATATCTTCAGGGACAGGCGCTTTATATTCAGGTATAGGACTTACTGAGGGAGTAGAAAATCAAAATTTTAATAGACTTCTTACGACAGCAAATTACAACCCCACAGGGTTATTAAATTATGGTTCACCATATGGCAGTGTTGCTAATGCCGGTGCAAATATTATGTCAGGATATGGCGGGATTATGGCGGGTGCTAGCAACCTCCAAAATTATTATACTTCAGGACGATATAATGAAGCTGCCTTAAAAGCTGGTCAATCGGCTGGAACTTCATCTGGTATAATGGGTGGTATAATGGGCGGTGGTCAAATGGGAGGTCAATTTTCTGGTGGGGCTGGTTCTGGATGGAACTCTGTAATAGGCGGCGGGGTTGGTGGTCTTATGGGATATCTTTTGAGTTAAGGAGATCAATATGCCTGGTATAATGAACAATGATATGATGTATTGGTATGAGATGGGTAGAAAAGCTGCCGGTGCAGATCAACCTCAACAGCAACAAGGACAGCAGCAACAAGGTGGGTTAATGAATGTTGACCCCTCAACAATAAAAGGATTTTTTCAACCTACCGGAGCAGCTCAATCTGCCGGGCCGGCGGGTAATGGTGGAACTAGTGGTTTAAGTCCGGTGGGCGCAGGGGGTAACAGTGGAGGCACTATGGGTGGAGGAGGAAGTGGAGGAGGTATGGGGGCAATGGGCATAGGGGCTGTTATAGCCGCTGCAATTGCCGCACAGCATGTAATGTCACACAATACCGATACTGAGTTTGAAGGCCAAAAAACAAAAGACGCTTTTTCGGGAAATTTCGGGACGGAACCCTGGTTTGCTTTTGCCGCAGATAAATTAAATTGGGAACCGACAGAGGGAGAGAAGTTTGATGCTGCAATAAAAAATGATGATTGGAGTCTTGCTGCAAAACGATTTCCTTCTATGATGAATTACTGGGCAAACCCTGCACAACAATGGCTTACAAAACCAGCAAGAGAATATATTGGGAAAGATATTGATATGGCTATTGATCCAGCAAGTTATGTCACACGTAAAATAGAAAAATGGTTCTAAGGAGATGACAAAATGTACGATTGGTACAATATAGGAAAAGATCAGGGGAATATTATTGGACAAGGACTTATGAGTGCAGGACAAACCTATTCAAATACTGTTGAAAGACAAAAACAAGAAAATATCAGAAAGGAAGAAGTTGATCAAAGGAAAGGGCTTGCTCTTCTTTCAGTTTATTCTCAGATAACTGCTGATATGGAGCCAGAACAAAGACTCCAAATTTATACTACACGTTTACTGCCAACTCTTGTTCAATCAGGCGTTTTACCAAAAGATATTGATTCTACCGAGACATATGAATCTTTAAAAGCGATGTCGATGCAGAATTCTGAGGCATTACAGCAAATGACTGGTGATGCACAGAATATAATTAAATTAATAAACGATGGCAATCAGGATGAAGCTGAAAATAAAACATCCGAATTTATTACCAAATATGGAAGACGAAAATCTTCAAAGGCTTTACTTGAGCAATTGACTGGTAGGTTAGAAACAGGCAGAAAAGAAATTGCTGCTGGAAAAAAATTAGAAGCCACTGAAAAGAAAAAAGAACAGGCCTATCTTGATAAAAAACTTGCAACAGGGGAATTATCAGAACTTCCTAAAGATTTACAGGCCATATATGATAATCAGGATAATTTTAACAATTATACGAAGTTCATGAAAAGTCAGGGTCTTGACATGACAGACGATCAGTATAAGCAGGCATGGTCTGAAGGTCAAAACATGTTAAAATCTATGTTAAAAGATAAAAAGCCTATTGTGAAAGACTATGCAGGAACCGGAAAAACAGTAATAGGAAAATCTGAAAGAGAAAAGCTTGAAAAAGTAAAGAAAGAGAAAAAGGCTGAAGCTGATATTCAGTTAGAGAAAGACAAGTTATTGGTAGATTATAAATCTCAGGCTGATATTAAGAAAGAGAAGAAACTTACCGATGCGCAATTACTTGATGCGTTTGAACAGGCTGAAAAAGCTCTAAGCGAAAGAGTTATGACCGGACAGGCAAAGTACAGCATGACAGAACCAGAAAGACGGCAATGGAAAATAGATTGGGTTAACGAGAATATTGCCAATGTGGAAGATATAAAAAATCCCCCTAAAAATAAAGTAAAAGGGAAAATAAAGAGAACCGGGAAGGACAAATCAGGGCGAAAAGTAGTCCAGTATGAAGATGGGACAATTGAATACGAGAAATAATAATGCCAATAAATCAAAATGAAATAACCTGGGATGACGATATTACTTTAGAATCTCCTGATATAAGTGAAATAACCTGGGATGATGAAAATGTAATTGAAAAAGAATCATCATCTAAAATTCTTGGCACTGGTAAATCAATAGCTAAACAAGTATTGAGATTTGGTCCTAATATCTCTAAAACAATGTGGCAAGGGTTAGGATTCGCAGGGGGGACACTAGAAAGTACCATGAAAACTGGTAAAGAAATAACCGGGGATTTCATGGGAGCTTTTTCTCCTTGGGAGAGAATAGGTAAGAATGTAAGGGAATATGGATTAAGGCAAGCTGACCAGGTAAAAAAAGCTCTTGAGCATCCCTTTTTTAATCTCCCGGAAGAAAAAAGAGGTAAACTTTGGGATAATCCACAATATATGCTTGATCCTGAATGGATGGTTTACAATGCTGGTGAAGCTATACAAAGTCTTGGGTTGGTTATAGGAGCAACAGTATACGGGGGGCCGACTGCTGGCATGGCTGTCGGTGGCGGAATGGAAGGATTAGATTTTTATGATGATCTTCTGGATGAAGGGGTTAACCCTGATAATGCAGCAAGTGGAGCGATAGCTTTTGGAATTGTAACTGGCATCTTAAATAAAGTTGGTGCTGATAAAGTTATGAAACGTCTTACTGGTACACTTGTTAAAAGAGCAGGCAGGCGGGTCGTTGCTGGAACTACTGAGGCTGGAACTGAATGGGCTGAAGAACCATTTCAAGCAGCTTTTTCTGTGTTATCTAAGGGTGGTAATATAGGAGATGCTTCTCAATCTGCTTTAGAGGCTATGAAAAATATAGATGTAATTCCGGGTGCATTTATAACTGGTGGATTGTTAGCTGGTAGCGGAACATCAAATAATAAAAACAGAAGCACAGACAAAGATAATATTATAACAGCAATAAAAGAAGATTTTGACAAAGGCGAATTAAATGCTCAGATAGTAGAAGAATTAAAGAAAGCATTTCCCGGTATATCTGAGGAAATCGATAAGATAGTAGGGGAATCGTTTGCTGAAAGTGTAGCTGACGCTAAATCAGAGGTTAATCCTGAATTAAAGGCTGCCAAAGAGGAAGTGCTTAAACAGAAAAAACAGGAGATCGTTGACAATGAAATAAAGAAAGTTAGTACCGAACAAAAGAATCAGGAAGTTATTTATACTCTTGGAACCCGTTCAGGACTTCCTTACGAACAAGTTTCCCCTGTAAAAGCTGAAAAGATTGAATCACCTGAGAAAATGCCCAGTTTAAAAGAACTTTTAAATAAAGAGACCTTGACTGAACAGGAAATTAGTCATCTTGTAAGAAAAAAAGGTAAATCAAAAGCATGGGATACTAGAATAAATAATAAACTTCAGGAGATTGCAGATAAAAATAAGCCGGTAGAAGAAACACCTAAAATAGAACCGATCAAAGTCCAACGCTCTTCAGAAGAAGCCGGGGACATGACACAGTATGAGATTGTAGAAGGTGAAAACAAAGGTAGTTCAGTTACACGTGGGACATTAACCCAAACACCTGAGAAGTATGCTGTGGATGAGACCTTGATGCCTGCTGTAGAGGCAAAGGCAAAGACAGGTGATACAGATATACTTGCGAAAGACCTTGAGAGGTTAAAGGCTGCAAAGGCTAAAACCGAGATAGCGCCAGAAGTGACGGAAGAACCGATAAAAAAAGCCGAAAAGCCTGTTCTTGCTACGGAACAAATATCCACAAAAATAATCAGGTTGGAAGAAGAAAATGCTGAACCGGATTTTAATAAACCACAAGGATTGTATACTACTCCTGCGGAAAATAAGACATTGATAGAAGGCATGGAAGGTAAAAAATATGAATATAATTTTAAGCCTAACAAACCCTTTAAGGTTACTGAAGAATTATATGTTGAACATGCTAGAGGTAAAGGATTAAGTATTCCTGCATCATCTGGCATTAAAGCATTAAAAGAACAAGTTGGAGACAATGAATTTAATAGGCTTATGAAGTTAAATAAAAAGCAATTAATAGATGAATTGTCTACCAAAATGCCTGATATCAAATGGGAAAAATATTATGATGCCTATGAGATATTAGAGGGATATTCCGGTAAATTATTAAAAGATAAAGGATATGATTCTATTATTGGTGATAAGGATGAAGTAGTTATTTTAGATAAATCCATTCTCTCCCCTGCAAAGGAAGAGGGCAAGGAAGAACCGTGGGAGATGACGCAAGATGCAATTAAAAAAGCCGAACCTATCATTGGTCTTGATTATTCAAATACTGAAATTGAAAATATACCTCAAGTAGGAGATGAATTCGATTATGAATTTGATGGTAAAAAAGCTGATGCTAAAATAATAAAAATAAATACTTACCCCGATGGTAAAGAATTTATTGTTGAAAAAACTACTAAGTATGCGTTGCCGGGTACAAAATCAGCTAAGAATATTAAAACTAAATATACTATAAATGATATAATAAGGCATGGATATCATAAAAATTTAGTTCAACAAGCCCTCTCCGAAGGCAAGCCAGTACCTGAAGAGGTATTAAAGGATTATCCTGATTTAATGAAAGGAGACCAGGACAAAGAAACTGGCGCAAGGGAAAAAGGCGAATCTGTAGACGATTGGTTAAATAGAATAACCGGACAAAGTCCTCTTACAAAAAAGGAACGGAAAATAAAGGATTTACGTCTTCAAGCTGATAATATTGCAAAAGAAGCAGATAAGATGCTTGAGCGGATACCAGCGGGACAGCCAATCCATTCAACAAAAGATCGTAATTTAAGAGAACGATCTGGCGAAAAAATGAGAAAGGCTTCTGAATTATACAAGCAGGCCGATAAACTGGAAGCTGACCTCACCCCCAAGGCGGAAGAAAAGGCAAAGGAAAGTAAAGAGGTTATAGCAAAGGACAAAGAAAAAGGCAAAGAATACGAATACAAAATAGGTAAACATTCTGATAAAGATATAACCAATAAACCATATATAGTACAATTTAAAGATGTTGAATCTGACACATGGGAAAATGGTAATTTTGGATATTTCGGCTCCAAGGAAGAAGCAAGAAAAAAATTTCCTGAACGGTACGTTAGAAATGGTGGTAATATAGATTCTATCCAAGTGTTGGATGACAGACTTAAAGGTTATGTTGATAAAGAAATCTCTGCAAAAAAAGGACGTTTACAGCAAGAAAAAGAGAGCAACCTTAAGAAACAGGAAGAAGAAATTCAGAACCAAAAAGATAGGGCTGAACGTGAAGAATTTATAGCAAGCATAAAAAACGAAAAGTTGCAGGGTAAAAAAGGCACTGTAAATATCGCATTAAGAGAAGGTGGAACGGAAACCAAAGATGCAACTATCTATGGTGATTATGCAATAATTAAAGAAGATGCTTACAAGGGTAATAATTACAACATAACCCATGTTGCCACTGGCATGGGAGTTCATACAGAATCAAGCTTCACAAATGCACAGAATATTGCAAAAGCCTTCAATAAATATATAAAAGTAGATAAAAATACCATAGGTAATGATGAGATAACAATAAAAGCAGGGCAATTATTAAGAGTATTTACGCATAATTGGAATGTTCCAGATTTTATTAAAACCTCTGAATCTACCCCACAATCAACGCAGGAAGAGACCAATGCCAATACACCCGGCATGGTACGTCTTGACAAGGGTGGGGTAAAGCCGTTCGTTTCAATGCGGGAATTTAAGACCGGTAAGAACAAGACATCTGTAACCGGAAAAGTTGAGGTTACTCTTGCTGATGGTAAAAAAATAAAAGTCAATAAAGACCAGATCCGGAAGATGCCGGAGGTTGACCAGAAAGTTGAAGATGCTAAAAAAAGAATAAAGGATAGTCTTAACAATGAAAAAGGTGCGTTATCGAATGAAGACTCTACCCTAAAAGATGACCTTATCACAGTGGGTCGACATTATTACAATCAGGGCTACCAGAAATTAGAAAGTTTTACCGCACAGATGAAGACCACCTTTTCCGAGGTATGGGATAAAATAAAAAATGTTATTAAACAGATTTATGAGCATGTGAAAAGCAAGTTATCTGAGGAAAGAGGATCAATACCGCTTGAGGGCAAGAAAAAACCTAAAGGATTACTATCAGAGTATGAAGAGATTAAGCAGTCAACAAAAATATTAAAAGAAGGCCCCAAGGATGAAAAGATTATCCCGAATGCTAAAAATATAATAAAACAGGCTGAAGGTTATCTTGGCAGAAGGTTCGGAAAAGGCTTTAAAGATAGGGATATGAAGTTATTTAACCGTATTTATACCCTTCCTTATTGGGCTGCTAAAGAATATGAGTCTATGGCTCAACTTGTAGGCCATGAGATTGATGCACAGGAGAAAAGATCAACCGAACTTTATAAGGATTACAATGATACGGAACTTGGTAAGATTCAATCTGAAATTCCAAAAAACAAAAAGGAATACAAAGAATTAAAAGACGTTATCTGGAAGTATGAAGGTAAACGATTTTCTAAAACTGAAGTTCCTACGGATTGGCATAAAGAAATAAAGGAAGGTGAAGATATTGAAATTAACCCAAAACATTATGAAGAGGTCGATAAATATCTTGAAAAACAGGGTGCGTCTAATAATGTAAGAAAGGCCTTTATAGCAATACGAAAAATACTTGATGCTAAATATGTAGATATTGATAAGACAATGAGGATTGAAAAGCTTGACCCTACTCTTATCGAAGAATATCGGGGACAAATAGGCAAGATAAATAATTACTTTCCTCACAGGCGACAGGGTGATACCTTCATAACAATAGTGGATACAGAAGAAAAAGACCCTGAAAAAAGGACGGTTTATAGGGAGCATTATTATACAGGGTTCCCTTATCTTAAAGAACGACTTACTCCTATAAACAAAAAGGCAACGGCAAGGGCGCAGAAATGGCTTGAACAGGCTGTAAAAAATGGTCAGTTACCGAAAGATATCTCTAAGTATAAAATATCTCAACCTGATAAAGTAACACAGTTGCCGGATGAAGTATTTTTTAATATCCCCATAGAAGCTATGCAACAAATATTAAGTGTTGCAGGCACATCTTTGGCAGATGCACGAGTAAAATATGAGGCTGAAAGGCTTTATAATAAAGAGGATAAAACTGAGGATGAGGCCTTGGAACTTGCAAAAAAAAGACTCCATGCTGATATGGAAAAAGCTCTTTCCGTAGCGGTATCTGATGTTTTAAAATCAAGAGGTTTTGGTCGTCATGCGATAATGAGAAAAGGTATCCCCGGTCACGAGACAGAAGATATATTCGGAATACTTTTTGATTACCTTTCTGGATATGCCGGGTTTAAAACAAAGATAGAAAGAGCAAAGGCACATCATAAAACTTTAACTGAGATAGACGCTAAAAAGAATCCAAATGAATATAAATATGCTTCAAAATATGTTCGGGATGCTCTGGCTAATCATGACAAAGTTGACAGGATTGTGGATGGATTAAGGGCTATATTCTATGTGAAGTTTTTAGGGTTTGTTCCAAAGTCTGCTCTTGTCAACTTAACACAAAACCTTGTCCTGGCGGCTCCTACGCTTTCAGTTCATATTAAAAGTGGTAACGGAGTGTTTAAAGCTGAAAGACTTATCGGAAAGGCCATGAAGGACACAAGAAGAGCCGTTACATCAAAAGCAGCCTGGACTCAAAAAGGTGAAATAAAATATCCAGGATTAAAACAAAACGAACAGCAAGCACTTAAAGAGCTAGTAGAATCTGGCGCATCGATGGATTTATTTCTAAGGGAACTTCAAGGAAATTTACCGGAAATAGGATGGTCTAAATATTTTGATAAGGTAATTAAAAAGGCCGGAATATTTATGCAGATTGCAGAAAAGTGGAACAGAACATCAACCGGATTAGCTGCATATCGTCTTGCATATAATAAAGGTGTAAAGGGTAATACAAAAGGAAATCATGAGGCATCAGTAAAGTTTGCAAAACAAATTATTTATGATAGCCATTTTCTTTATGGAAAAGCAAATTTACCTGAATTGATAAGAGGCGGGGATGTTCAGAAGGTTCTAAGAGCAGGATATACTTTCAGGTCGTTTACACATAATTATTTAAGTGCAATTGCTCATTTATTAAAAAATCAACCTGGTGGTGGCAAGGCCGTAGCAAGAAGTTTAAGAAATCTTTTTCTGGTAGGCGGACTTACATCGATACCATTCTTTAAAGCATTTTCAGAAGCTTTGTTATGGGCCTTAGATAAAGATGATGAAGATGTTTTCACAAAAGTAAGAGGTGTACTTCCAAATCAATGGACACGGGATATAGTTACTTATGGTCTTCCCGGTGTTGCCGGTGTTGATTTTACAGGGTCATTAAGTATTGAAGTGCCTACAGGATGGAAAGATTTAATAGGTGTTCCGTATTCATTTATTGAAGATACCATGAATACAACAGAAAGTTTAAAATCAGGTGCGGGTTGGAAAGCGTTAAGCGAAACACCTTTTACACCATTATCTGCAAGAAATGCTATGAGAGGCATTGAACTTTATACTACAGGTCAAAGAACAAGAGGTGGTAAAGATATTAATTATCCTGGTCAACCTGGGCCTCGTAAAATAACTGGCATGGAAGCATTAGGGAAAAGCTTATTAGGATTACAACCTGTATCAGTATCTAAAGGATATGGATCATATAAAGCCAACCAGCAGGTACAAGAATATGTTAAAAATAAAAAGCAGAAGTTTGTTGACAGATACATAAATGCGTTTAAAGATGAAGATCAAGAAAAAATGCAGAAAATTATAGGTGAAGTTAATAAACACAATGAGCAAGTTGTAAGAGAAGGCAAACCTTATTTGCAGATTTATATTTTCGATGCTGTTAAAAATAGGCTTAGACCCAGTATACAAAGCATTCCTAAAAATCTGAGAAATAAGGCTTTAGAAATATCAGAAACATGGCAATAAATAGGAGACGGATATGAAAAAAATAATGTTAATAATCTTAGGAATACTTTTAATTCCAACAATGTGTTTTGCGGCAGGCAGTTCATTTACTGTCAAAAGAGATAAGATAAGTCAGGATGGAACTAAACGAATAATCACGGTTATGGCTATAGCCGATGACACGAATGGTACTATCCCTGAATTGACTCTAAACTCTGCTACCACAGGTATAAGCAATGGGTCATTAGTAGATTGGGTATTTTTTGCGGCTCATATATACGGAGATCATGCCGTTACCCATGATGGATCTAATAACGCAGCCGTATTAAGTGATACTTCAGGCGGATTTAATATTTTACCATTATCTACGTATGTTGGGTATACATTATATAATACAACTGATAGTTCAAGCGGTACAATAAGTGCCGCCACATCTTCAACCATAACGGCAACTTTGGCCGGAGGAACTCAAAATGATTGGGATACAGGCGGATATGTTCAAAATTTGTGGTTTTATAATAATATTCTTGCTAATTCTGATTCTTACTTAGTATCGTTAGGGGCATTAATGTCTGGAGGTAGGTTAGGTGGTAATTATTATTTATACAATAATACTTTTTATCATACAAATACCGAAAATCTTCCTTTATTTTTTGATGGGGAAGCAGATTTACTTGTATTTAAAAATAATATAGTTATTTCCCCTGAAAACGATGCGGGGGGATGGGTTTCTTTTTACCCTGATTCATACCCAACAATAAATAGTGACCTTAATTTTAGTAATAATGTTTATTATGGTGAAACCAGTAATTATCCATCATGGGATACTAGCACTTTAAAGGGTAGCAATCCTCTTTTGACTAATGGGTCTACCGCGTATAATTTGTATTCTGATTTTACAATTGGTACAGGAAGCCCAGCGATTGACGCTGGATCAAGTGACGTCAATGGAGTAGTAGGAGGATTAGACTTTTTAAGTAAAAGCTACGGTACATATGAAATTGGTGCGTTTAGTTTTAGTGATGAGGAAGAACCTCCAGCGGCATCTTCTCCAGTGAGTGGATTGATAATGTCTGGAATGAAAATTAACCTTTAACGAGCGGAGCGGAAAATGACGAAGAGCATTGTTGATTGTGCAGCGGAAGGTGGGTGCGAGCCTGTGAAGGAACTCAAAAATAAAGTAGAGGATAAAGATATAGGTTTATCCGCTTTAAATAATAAGGTAGTTAAAAGAGTTTCCTGGGCCTCAATGGGTATGATTGCAGCGATGTTTGCGTTAACCGGTATAGGCTTAATATTATGGTTTGGCAGTATCAAGGCCCAATCAGAAGAATTTCCTGAAACAAAAAAAGATGTCCAAGTATTAAAAGAGGACATGGCAGTTGTCAAAAAACAAGTTGAATCTTTTGATAAATGGAAATCAGAGGATAAGGAATTAAAAAAAGAGATTATAGCTTTGTTAGATAAGATTGCAAAGGAGAAAAAGGCTAAGAACTAATAAATACAAGGGTCTTGAGACGGCTTACAAAACATAGGCAAATTTCAACGATAACAGGGTAAGTCGAGGTTTACTATGGATAAAAAAATAAAATATATACATTTAGTCTTTGAAAATTGTGATTGCTTAAAATTAACTCCTAAAATGTTCAGAAGTTTGAGTGTCAATGGCATAACTGAATCGTATTGGATAAATTGTTTTCAATACGAAAATGGTGAATTATGTTATTTTTTGCATTGTAAGGATTTTTATATTACGATAAATGAAAAAGGATTAAAGGCTCCTTTTATGAAAGGTGAAACTGCCAGAGATAGACTTTTAATGGACAATGATATAACCCATGTTCATATCTATTTCAAAGATGGATCGAGTAAGGACATTACAGTTCCTTGGAGGGGTGCACATTATACTAATCTAAAACAAAAAAATGAAATAACCTTTGACTGTATAAGTATTACAATAAAATAGGTGAGGTTTACTATGGACTGGAAAAGCACATTTCAACATATTTTGAATCCTTTGCATCTTGCCTGTTCATTAATCAGGTTAGGATTGCCTATCAATTGGGCTGATAGAGTATGTAGGAAATATGAGCAATCTATTTGGAGTAAAATGTTTAAAAAAACTTGAAATATTAATTTAATTTTGGTATAAAGATAAGGCGATAAGAATATGTGGTTCTCATCGCCTCTAATCATAAACTTAATAAAAGGAGTATTAAGATCATGACTTATAACACTGTACCAAAAATAAAAGAAAAATGCAAAGTATTAGATTGTGAAAGAGAAAAACATACAAAGGGGTATTGCCAAAGGCATTATAAGCAAATTAATAAATACGGGATGACTATAGGTAATCCCAATAGGATAATGCCTAAAAAACCTAATAAATACTTTATCTATGGAGATATCTATAAAATAGAGTTGTATGATAATTTAGGTAACATAACCGGATACGCTATTATTGATATTGATGATATCGCAAAAGTCGCACCCTTAAAATGGAGTATGAATATAGATGGTTATATAGCCTCACAATTCGATGGAAAACATTTTAAACTCCATAGAATAATTCTTGGGGTCGAGAATAGTGATGTTAATATAGATCATATTAATGGAGATAAATCTGACAATAGAAAAATCAATTTAAGATTATGTACTTATATGCAAAATAACCATAATCAAAAATTAGCTAAAAATAATAATAGCGGCTACAAGGGTGTTTATTTTCGATCTAAAACGAGTAAATGGGAAGCTAATATTTCTTTTAATTACAAAAGGTACCATCTCGGCGTATTTAATTCTAAAGAAGAAGCGGCTCAAGCATACAATAAAGCGGCTATAAAATATTATGGTGAGTTTGCTAATTTAAATAAAATTACGCAAGATTATGTGATTGCCACCTGCCAATGAAGTTGATTAAACGATTCTGTGTATGGTATGATCGTCTTTATTTTAGGAGAAAATAATGGACAGACAAAAGGCGATTGCCAAAATGAAAAAGAAACTCGAAAAAATGTTCGCAAAAAGATTAAAACAACGTGAAGCGAATAAAAAGACTTTTACGCCTCCTAGATATGACGATGTATTTTTTGAGGGATTAGCTTATCTTGATTCAATAGATAGCCCGCCTGAATTTGACAAGGTGGTAAACGAAAAGTTTTGGGAGTTAATATGAATCCGATATGTAAAATAGTAAGGCTTGAACAGGGCGTTGATGGGGCACTAGGCGCAATGGTTTTATATGGACATTATTTTTGTTCTATCCTGATGCCAGACGATAACGATCCTAAACGGTTTCAAATACCTGCTGGAAAATACCAATGTAAAAGATTTCATGGGACTAAATGGAAAGATACATTTGAAATTATTGTACCTGGCCATACTGCATTACTTTTCCATTCAGGGAATACCGAGGATGCTTCTTTAGGGTGTATTTTATTGGGTATGTATCCTGATAAGTTAAGGGGACAAAGGGCTATATTAAACTCAGGATTTACTTTTAGAAATTTTATGAACTTAATGAATAACGTACAAGAATTCGATTTAGAAATAGTGGATTTATACTAATGGAACGTGAACAGAGAGTAAGGGAACTGGCATCATGGCTTATAGCTGAGATAGTCAGTTTTGCAGAATATCAAAACGGGAAAATGAGTTTACTTACTTTATGTAGAATATTGGCAAAAAGTGTATTAAATTTAAATTTAGTGAAAGGGGAACAAAATGAAACTTAAGAACTATTTTATTGTGACCATGCTTTGCCTGGCCATGACATTGACCGGGTGTTTGGGAATTAAAATCGAATCACAAATCAAAGGTGATACAGAGATTCTTTCAGGACAAAGCTTTGCAATCACAACAATTATAAATGTAGTGAAAGCCAAGTATCCTGACAAGGTAGATCGGTTAATCAGGTATTGCAATATTACCCTTGCCTCAACAGATGACGAGATGTTCAAGGCTTATTTTAACAATGGCCTGGTTCTACTTGCAGACGAGTTTATTTCTGATCCTGTGCTATCGGCTGCGGTGACGTCTATACTCCAGTCATACAAAATAAACATCGACACAGGGGCTATTGACTTTGATATAGGATCTTTAAGGACAGCGAAGGAATTAATTAAGCGATTTAGGGACCAATTAGCAGAGTAATGTTGGAATATTCCCCACAAAGGATATTATAACCAAATACATAAGAATATTAAACAAATAATGACAGCACCATAGGAGAAAATCATGGGATGGATAATGAATTATTGGACAGAGATATTACTGGTAGCCGGCATACTGGAAAGGCTTGCAAAGGAAACCAAAGAGGACTTCGTATTGTTCGGCCTCAAGATAGGCAAATATGACAACCAGGTATCAGACTTTATCGGGGCTATTCTGAGGGCTTTAGTACCTAAGAAGAAAGAATGATATGGGCGATTTATATACGTATAACAGATGGCGCAATCATATAGACTCAGGGGATCTTTTACTCTATCGGTCAAAGAACTTATTAGGCTGGGCAATCCGTAAATTCTCACATGGAAATGTCAATCATGCTGGCCTGGTAATTAACTTAAAGGAATTTGCTGGCAAGGAAGATCGTCGCTGGACACTTGAAGCATTAGAGCATGGTATTGAATTAAACCTACTCAGTAAGCGTTTAGAAGAGTACAAAGGGAATGTATGGTTATATCCATTACAGGATTGTTACAACGACCTACGGCCACAAATTGGGGCTTGGGCAGCGGAAAAAGTAGGTACGCCGTATGATTATGGCAGTCTATTTAAAAATATATTTGGCAGGGTAAGTGTCGAGGCAAACAGGTTTTTTTGTTCTGAGTATGCTTTCATGGCTTACAGAGATAATGGTATAAAGATGAATATCAATAAAGCCCCTACCCCTGCTGATATGCCGTCACTCGGGATATTTAAAGACCCTGTTCAATTAGTTTAGAAGAACATCTTGACAATCTGCCCGAATAAGTAATAATATAATCCTCCTTTGTTAAATGTTAGCTCACCGGGCCTGATAGCGATATCAGGCCCCCTCTTTTGGGATAATATGCCCTGCCCTGAATGTAAACCACAATCTGAAATATTAAAAGAAGTTGAGAAGGAAATAAAAAAGCCAGTTCCCCCTAAGAGCTGGCTTGATCTGTATCCCCGGAGATCTTACGAGGAGATGGATTAAATTCCCTTATACCAATTCTCTAAAAAATCTTCAAAAGTATGTACTCTAATTGAATAATTTATGGCCCCAGACCTGGGATCTTTTACATACAAATAATTATCAAATAGCTTTTTCATGGCCTTTTCGAATGCTACAAAATATTTAGGCCAATGCTCTTTATGTTTTTGATGTAATTTGTAGGAATGAAATGGACAAACGACACATCCGAGACGATCGAATCCCTCATCGTATAAAGAGCAATATAGCAAGTTATTATTTTCGATATATTCCCATATTTCCCATTCTAGCCAAAAAAATATTGGTTTATACAGCCATTGTTTATAATTTTTAAAATAATCTATTCTAGGTCTATTTGCACGAGCAGCACTTTCTTCTGCTCTAATGCCCATTAAACGATGTTTTAATGGTATATTCTTTGATGGGTCTTTTTTAAGCACATTACAACACCATCTATTTATTCGTGTGGGATATCCACAGGCCTGTATCATTCCGAAAAATGACCTTGTGCCTTTCCAGTTCGGAAACTTCCTTTTTCTTGTTAAATGAGGTTTTAAGAATATTACATCGGGATAATTTTCTTTAATAAATTTAACCAGCTCTGGCGGGTCAATGCCTGTATCAGCATAATACGCTTGGAATTTTGCCCCTGATTTTTTAGCAAGATCATACATAACAACGGAATCTTTTCCGCCTGAAAAGCCAAGAAAATAACCTTCAGGCGGTTCGTGTTCCTGTATAAACCGGATTGTCTCTTCTTCACGTGTTTCATTTAACAAATTCAGTTGTTTCATATATACCTAAGAGCTGGCTTGATCTGTATCCCAAAAAGAGCTGGCCGGATAGCTAATTAACTTCCTCATAAGTCATTGCAAAGATATCTGGCTTACATGGATATATTTCCCCCTTAACGCCTTGAATAATAAAATCATCCCAATCAATCCGATGCACTCCTTCTAATGTGCCACACATAAGTTTTTCTTTTTCTGGATCATTTGGATCAATCCATAATGCTCCTTCAGAGGGATCTTTCTGCCATGCCTCATTTAACCAATTAGGCCATTCGGAGTTATCCCATCTACGTTCTTTTGTCATCTGGAAAGCTTCTACTACTACAGGTTTTTTTCTTACTCTCATGTTTTTTCTCTCCTTTGTTAAATTGTTAATCACCTTCTTCTGCATATTTATCATATTCATCTACTTCTTCAAGGTATTCACACAATTTAAGAAATTTCTTATTTATATCTTGATGTGTCATCTCTTCAATTTCTTTAGCTGTTTCAGCTCTGGATCTTACCCAACAGGATTTAAAGGCTATTTTTAATTGATTGGGACCAAACAATATCGTTATTGACGGTAATTCTTTTTTCCACCATTCTTTGAATTTCACGTTATTTCTCCTGTTAATACTTTTTCAATATTATTTCATCTTTGTAGAATCTCTCTATACCATCAGCTTTAAAACCTACTGTTACTAATTTATCGATATATAATATAGTTCCTTCTTTTCCTTGATAAATTAATTTACTACTATCTTTACAGGATATAGTACATTTATTACCTACTTTCATCTTATTTCTCCTTTCTTGTTGCAATAATGCTATTAGCTAGAGAGTAGTATGTTTTCCGCTTTCGATCACCGCATCTAAAACATCGGCTGATAGCAGGCGTTGTCCTTCTTATCAGGGATTCCCCATTCTATAATAGCACATTTTATTTCTTTAACGTTTTCAACAGGCAGTTACATATTGCCTGGGATTGAGTATCTCCAAATCTTAATATTGATAATTTTATTCCTAGTAAAAAACAATGCCATTCTCTTTTTGTATCAACTCTACTATAACCAAAAGATATATCACATGTTCTTTCGGAGCTATCCTCCAGCCACTTATGTAAAACCATAAAGGTGTGGTCAGTTATTTCCCAGGGATTCCAATCAGGGCCATACATAATTTGGGTACCGTTATCATCTACCCAATACCATACATTACAACTTCCACAATTACATTGATCTTTATGCCAGCCCATTATACTAGCCATTTTAGCATTTATTTCTTGTGGTGTTAACATGGCTCAACCTCTTCCTCTCCCAATAAAAAGAACGTCGTTATTCCCTATCGAGCATATTCGACGGGGATCATTATCATGTATTATCCATAGATGCGTATATTCCTTGCCCTTATCTATTGGTGGACCTTGTATCACGAACCAATGCTTATTGCTGTCTACAATAGCATTAATCATTTTGAGATTTTCTATTTGATCATCTGTTTTTGTTTTATACTTATCAAATTCCCACCTTAAATCATTCAGTCTTTTTTGTGCCCATTTTTGTAGGGTCTTTTCGTTATGTTCTTTCATTCCTCTACCTCCGGCAGTAAGCGTTTAAGGTTTGGCTTAAGGTGTACAGTTGTGAACTTCTCAAGCTCTTTTATTAACTCCCTGATTTTCTCC